GATGATGCCGGACAACAAGAAGTCATCTCTCCACAATGCGTTGAGCCGAAACCTTGAGTTTACCACTTCTTGGGGACTGGAACTTGGCGAACTCCGTGCTTATCAGAACGGTGTTTACATCACTCTCCAAGGTACGCGCTGCAGTTTTTCCGTGTATGCAGAGTTGGTGAACGGAAAGCCTGTTTTCAAGCGCAAGCCCCCTGAAAGCAAGCTCAGCCTGAAATTCAGAAGCGGCCTGCTGTTCGATGCTGGAGACTTCAACGAATTCTAAACAATATTGAAGGACAAGACAATGTTTAAGATCACCGACGCCGAGAAGCTGAGAGACGCTTACACCCTGCTGGCATTCATCCGGGACGACGCCACCGCCGAACAGAAGTCCGGCATGGCCGCATTTATAGCCAACATCAAGAAGGAGATCCGGGCCTACAACAACCGCCCGGCACCTGACAGCCGCATTGTCGAGGAGCGCGGCATTGATGGCTACATTGAGCTGGTGCAGCTCCCGAACGAGCTGGACGACCTCAACGAGGACGATGCCGCCGAGTGGTTCCGGGCAAATCGCTACTACGAGTTTTACCCGACGGCCTATGACTGCTCCGGGCAACGCTTCACAAACTGGTACAAGCTGCACCGCCGCTGCGGGCACTGGTTCGCATATCATTCGGTCAGCTTTGACGTTTAATCAAATTGGAGGTCTGAACGATGAAAAAGATTGCAAACAAGTCCATTCCACTTTTTCAGCTGGAAGAGAGCCATTTGGAGAGCAAGTACCGCAGCGAGGGCTTCACGTATATGATCGTCAACGGCTATGAAGTCCGCTGGCCGAGGTGGGAGAACTTCGTGGCTGCGCTTGAAGATCGTACAGCGGAGTTCTTTCTCCCCGGTGGGACATGGGAGACACTGGGCGATGAAAGACCGGACTACTAAGACCCCGCCTGATGATGGCCGCCGGTATCAGCCGAAACCATTTTCGTGGCATCACGAAGATGGTCGCGGGAACCAACACCGCAAACCAAGGAAAGGAAGATTCACATGAAGTATGAGATCTACCAGCTGAAAGAGGACACCATGGAGCAGGTAAAACTGCGGTTCATGGCATCCGATCAGGCCGCACAGCTGGGCGGCATCCACCGGGAGAACTACCGCCGGGTATACGGCGGTGAGATTCCGTCTGTCCCGGAAGTGGGCAGGATGCTTCTTCGCCTGTTCGCACTCTTCAACGGGTCGAATCGACCCGTTGATTTCTCTGGCCACAGCATGAGCGTGTCCGATATCGTGCGGCTCACCGAGGATGGTGCATCCAGCTGGTGGTACTGCGACCCCTACGGCTGGATGGAACTGAATGAGGAAGAATGAGGGCAGACCTGATGCGTCACTACACAAAAGCGGAGTGGCGCAAGATCCCAGAGTCCTACAAGGGACGTTGGGAAGCATCTCCGTACAACCTTGAACGAGTGAAGCGGGGCGAACTGCCAGCTGAGTACATCGGCAAACGGACAACCATCGTCAATGACGAGCATCGCGGTACGGTGCTTATCACCGAGGGCGCGCACTTCGTAATCGACGAATAAGCACAATCACTCAAAGAGGCGATTTGAGCCGCATTTTGCATCAAACGACAAATTCCTTGCGGAAGAATCAAAAACGCAAAATAGAACCATCTGAGCAGCTCTGAGAACTATTTCCGCTGACTCAGAATGAACTGAAGATAATCTGTAACCTTTTGGCGTTCATCATCTGTCAGATTCATCCGTTTCACGGCGGGGTCAACAGTGCGCCCCATGAGGAAGTCCATGGAGCAGTCGAGGTAGTCAGAGATGCGGGCAAGGCTATCAGCCGCCATCATGCGGCCAGTGCGTAAGTTGGAAAGGGTGCCTTTGCTCATTCCGAGTTCGGCAAACATATCTTTCAGCTGGACATTGCGAGCTTTTGCTTGAAGCTTGATGTTTTCTGCAAGGGTTATAGAATCATACAAATTTTGGGTCGGCATTTTGTGTATCCTCACAAAACCTTGCAATCGCAATGATTTTGTCTTGAAATATTGCAATCGCAAGATTATAATACACTTGTACAAAACAAATGTCAGATTGAAAGGGTCAGCGCTTTCCATTCAGCGCGTTCCCCGAAGCCCCTCTGCAAAGGGGCTTCAACGTACCACGCAGTACAAACCATGCAAGTTGATTCCTCCTAATGACAGGCATCGCTGCAAAGCGCAGCGCCGATACTGCAAATCGGCGGTGCGCAGGTAAAGCGATTACTCCCCAAGAGCTTCTGCTTAACAGCTTAAAGGCGGGGGAACGCGTTGAATGGTGGGTACTGGCCCTTTTAGTCTATCAAAAATCAAACAAGTGTTCAATACATTTGTTAGATAAATCTTTGTTGGGAAGGAGAAAAAACATGAAGAAAGTTCCGCTGCCAGAGTGGTGCGTGTCAGTCAAAAAAGCGATGGTTGAGCGCGACGATATGAGCGTCACCGAGCTGGCAAAAGAAATCGGGTACTCCCGCGCACACGTCAGCCAGGTCATCAATGGTACGATGGTGCCGTCTGCGAACATCAAGTCCGCGATTGAGTCCTGCCTGAACCTGCGGGCGTGATTTCTTACATCATAAGTTTACCAGAAAGGAGAGCTGTGCGAAATGGCGGTTGATTGCCAGAATATCTACAAAAACGCGCGGAAATCTGCTGGTTTTACGCAGGAGAAGGCCGCGCAGCTTTTGAGCGTGTCGGTCGATTCCCTGCGGGATTACGAGCAGAGCCAGCGCCCGGTGCCCAGCGATGTGGCGAGTGCCATGTGCGATGTGTACCAAGCCCCGTATCTTGCGGTTCAGCACTTGCGCCTGTCCTCAGAGCTGGGCAAGCGGGTGGTGCCGGAGATTGAACTGAAGGATCTGCCGGAAGCTGTTATCGGCGTTTTGGCGGCGGTTCAGAAGTTTATTATAAAGCGCGATGCGATGATAGAGATCGTCGCAGACGGGAAAATCGAAGAAGACGAACAGGCTGAATGGAATGAGATCATGGATCGAATGAACAACCTGTTCGTGGCGATGGCCAATATGCGTTTTTCGAAAGGAGGGCGTCGGACATGAAAGAATCGTACTTTATCGGCGTGAGCGAAGTGAAGGAAATTGTCGGATGCAGCAAATCCAGAGCCTATCAGTTTATCCAGCAGATGAACAAAGAGCTGGAAGCAAAGGGTTTGCTTACGTTTCCGGGCAGAGTGCCCCGGCGGTATGTGTTCGAGCGGTTCGGCATTACGGAGGTTCAGGATGATGCGAAAGGCAATAATCCCGCTGGTGGCAACAGCGGCGGCGCAACTACTGGTAATCGGAAGCATCGCCGCGGCGTTCGCTTTCCAACCGAAAGAAACGCAGCTCCCGATAGCGATGATTCCTGTGCAAGCTGACATCGAGCAGGGCGAGTGCATCCGGCGAGACCCGGCTCCCTATGAGCCAATTACATACCGTGTGCCGCTGGATGCGGATTTACAGCAGTATACAGCTGAGATGTGCGACTTGTACGAAGTTCCGCTGGAGCTGGCCTACGCCGTCATGCAGGTCGAGAGCGGCTATACGGTGAGCGCTACCAGCTCAACCGGGGATTATGGTCTGATGCAGATCAACAGCATCAATGCCGGATGGCTCAAAGATGAGCTGGGAGTCACGGATCTGCTGGATGCCTGCCAGAACATCAAGGCTGGGTGCTATATGCTCGGAAGCTATCTTGCCCTGTACGATGGAGACATCAATCGAACTATGATGGCGTACAACCTTGGGAAGAGCGGGGCAGAAAAGGCTTGGAATGCAGGAACTCGCAGCACGGCCTACACCGACAAGGTGTGGAGCGCAATGGTTGGCCTTTTGGAGGAAGAAAGGGATGTTTCGTAAGGTGATGCAAATGATTCAGGATTACGCGGAGAAGAAGCTGCTGGATGAAGTCTTTGCTACATACCTCGATGTGCAGGATGCCGCAGCTGAGATGGCGCAGGTGCTCCCGTGTCCCCGGTGTGGGAAGCTGACCATGAAGATGCGCTTGCACAGCAACGCTCTTTCCCGTCAGGTTCCGGGCATCACGATTTGTGACCAGTGCGGAACCGAAGAAGCGCTGGATGCAATGGCGGGGAAGCCAAAGGATGCCCATGAATGGGCGCTGGTCAAAACTTACATGAAAGGAGCAAACCTCAAATGAAGCGCAGGGAAAAGAAGCTGAGCGTGATGGATTGGGTACTCGTAGGACTGCTGGACACGCTGGCCGGGGTCGTAGCCGGAGGGCTGATGGCAATATGGCAGTTGCCGAGTGCCTACCGCTGGCGTGGCTACTGGGCAATCGGCGGCGAATGGCTGCTTGTCATCATTGCAATCATCATGGCGGTGCGGCTGACGCACGCATTCCAGATGTTCATGATTTTCGGAGGAAAGAAGCATGGTAAGATGCGCTCGGTGTCACAGGGTCATTACAGATCCGGCGGCAATCGAAGCGGGGTACGGCGCAAAGTGTTACGCCAAGGAGTTCGGCAAGAAGCTGAAATCGCCCGCAAGACCTCGCAAGGGAAAGACCGCTACACAGCCTAAGAGCACCGCTGAGCGCCAAATCATCGGCCAACTCACGGTATATGACATACTCGCCGCACACGAAAAAAGCG